ATGCAAAATAGGATCTTCTCCCCTTGATGTATTAATACTAATGATTCTTCCTACCTTATTCACTCCATCTTCAGCATATTGAATACTATCTTTAACTTTTGGATAATAACTTCCTAATTCATCATTACCAAAAATAATCTTTAGATCCGTTGTTTGGCTCGTACCTTCATAAGTCGAACCAGAAACATTACTTATAATTGCCTTTAGTTCAACATTAGTATCTGATCCACTTACTTCTCCTGTAGTCGTATTGTATGTCTGAGACGTAGCAGTCTTAATATAAGTAACATCAATACCAAATTTATCTAATAATTGTTTTGGTAAACCTTTAAAAGTATTGTCTATAAATGACATATTATCCTCGTACTACCCTCATCTGAAAAGACCCTGCTCCACCAATCATATAACTTCCAAGATAACTTTGTAGCCAAGGATAAACGTCTAAAATATTATTTATAGAACCTGTTCCCTGACTAGCCGTATTAAATTTCACTTCTAAATCTCCTAATTTTGCTTCAGAGATATTTCCCTCTTTGCCAGTAGTTCCTGTAATAGCATCGGTATCATTTGCTAAGGCTCTAGCTAATTCATATTGTGCATATTTGATATTATTAGGAATTACAGTGCAAGATAGTTCTACATCATCTACCTGATAATTATTTCTTGGAAACTTTAAAGCCTGTCCATGATCACATCTATCTCCAAAGAATACAAAGCTGTCAATCCATCTAGTTGCTGCTATTAATGCTCTATTCTTTTTGTCATCTTGTTTGTTATCCCATTGAGTAGAACTTGGGACAGTTTCAAAGTATGCGTTTGCTTCAGCTAATGTGACATAACTATTAGCATTAGCTCCAGATAATGTTGCGTCTATAGTAGCTGCCACGATTTATAAAGTAATTTAGTTTTATTGTAGCGTAAAGAAAAAACCCCACCAATAATTGATGAGGTTTTTTACCGCTTTGCTTTGCAACTTAATAATACGATTAATAAGTTGAAGTATCAAGAGGTGTGTTAACTGTTAACTGAACTAATGGGATTAAGTCAGCATCATATGTTAATGCCCACTTGTTAGCTGTTGCTAAGTTCGCATTTGTTGGGTTATCAGCAGCATCATTCCACTTAGTACCCATAACGTGATACGCAGTATGATAATCAACTGACATAACATCTTGCTTAGAAAGAATGTTTCTTTCAGCTTCGATTCTTAATGCAGACTGTTGACCTTCAAGAATTGTTCCTGAAGCTGTTAGGTAACAGAAGTACTCAGTTTGATGTCCACTTGAACTAGATGGTGCAACTGTGTTAACAGCAGAGTCAACAACAACTGTACATCCAGCAAATTCACCAACTGCTCTATCGCTGATACCAACACCACCTCCACCCCAGGTGAGGTTTGTGCCTGTTGATAATGCAGAAGTAGAGAATGTCAACATACCAACCTGATATAGGTAGTAAGCAACAGATGGATGAACGATAAGAAGATCAAGATCCTCTCCTCTTTCTCCAAGCAAGTTTCTCGCTCTTGCAATAGTTGAAGCTGTTAAGAAGTTAACTTCAGTAGCACTAGCACCAGCTTTTGCTACGTCTAGTTTGTTAGATCCTAAAGCAGTTCCAAATAAACCAGCTAAATGTGAAAACAATCTAGCGTTGTTTAATTTGTTGATTGCATCTGCAAGCTGATTTCTGATGTGACCCATTGGATCTTCACCAGCAGCCAAGATAGCAACATCATCAACAGCATATGAAAATGCTCTATGACAGATAGTTGCAATCTGTGTTGCAGTACCAATTTTTTGTGGTGTTAAATAACCAGCACCAGATGTACCCCAGTCTGCCGCACCAGTTAGAATCTCTTCTGTTGGAGCGATTGGGTTAAATTCTGGAACTTGTATTCTTGTTCCACCTTCACTTGCATCCAATAATGAATTACGAGTGATAGCACCAGATTTAATAAATGCACTACGTTCTTTAATTGCTTCAGAAACGTAAGCAGCGAAATTATTTCTCTTAACGATGTCCGCTAGTAGGACACCGCCAGAATAATTCTGAAACGGAGCAGCCATTCAGATTACCTTTTTAAGTTTTGCGATACCCTAATCACAGATAAGGGGGTCAATTTCACAGAAATTAACGATTTAAGTTTGAGCCTCTCTCTTCAGCACTGCTGCCAGATCGGGGTTCTCACCCTCCATTATAAGCTGTTGAGTCAAATTACCATTCTTCCAGGGATTATCTGTTCCACCTGACACATTTGATATAGGACTAGGTTTTGCACCCATACCAGCAGCACTACTTGGTTTAAAGTGATGTTCCCAACCACTACCAGGGTTTTTGAGACTTGTAAGATAAGTACCTAAATTTTGTTCAACTCCACCATCAAGAACTACCACCTCTCCATTAGCGTTTTTTTGTAACTTTCCTTGTAACAATGACAGAGTTTGCTCTGCATTTATCGCTCCAAGATTACTGATGGCTGCTAATGCTGTAGTTTTTGTAGAAGCTACTTCATTAGAAGTTTTCATTTCCTGTAGCTGTTGAGATAACGTATTAATCTGTTGATCTTTATCCTGTGCTGTTTTATTAGCTTCTTCCCAAAGAGTTTTCCATTGTCCTTGCTCTTCTAATTCTTTGGTACGTTTTTCTTCTTTCTGTTTATAAACATCATCTAATTTACTTTTGATGCCTTTGAATTTTTCATCACCTTCAGCTATTTGTTTTTTAAGTGCTGATAATTGTTCTTCATACTGTTGTTTTACAGAATCAAGATTTGGTGCTTGTGGCTGTGTTTCTTGTGAAGGAGTTTCAGTCACGGACTGATCAGAAGGAGTCACAGACTCGGACTGAACTACTTTTTCTTCGATTGCCATAAATTAGTCGGATAAAATGTTTGAGGTTTTCTTTTTAGAAACTTTTTTAGTTTCTGTTTTTGATTCTACTGAAGTGGACTTAACAGCAGGAATTTCTGCTAACTCCCACTTGTATGTTCCGTCAGATTGCTGAACATAATCTAGATGTTTGCCCATAATTTATATGTACTTAACTGTTATTCTAACAAATTATTCAGGTTTGACCTCATTCGCTGTAGGTAGCACTTCTCCCTGTACCAAAATATCTCTAAACTCTTCTCTATCAATGACTTGTTGATCAAATAATGATGTTAATGCTGTAATATCCTGTCCAATTAACCTTTCAATATCAAAATCTCTACTAATTTTTACTTCAGGTGGTTCTATTCCTACATACTCAGCAGATAAATTAAATGCTTTTTGTAATTTCTGTTCTAATTCCATTGAAACCATTGCGAGCATGGAATTTGTGTCTACTCTATCCAGTCTTCTAGCATCTGCTGATTCAGCAACAAACTTCTGTTGTGATAATGTACTGATCCCTAAAGTAGCCATTTGCATTTGTAATTCTTTAATCTCAGCAGATTGAGCATCAAATGCACTACTTGCAGGTTCTACATAATAAACTTTATTTCCTGGCTGAGTTGCCATTGCATAATTAACAGAAATAGCTAAATCTTTAGTCTGATCATCATATCCTTCCATTACTAACATTGGTTGAGATGCAACGTGCAAACTATGTATCAAATCAGCTTGTCTTTGAAAATGTGCAAGATTTAAATATGCAATATCTAATAAAGGTGGTTTGCTAACTAAATTTTCAACTTTTCCAGAATAAACAGTAACTAATGGTACTTCACCTAATGAAAAACTACCTGATTCTGCTATTTCATAATCTTTTGCTCCAGCAGGACTAGACATATTTCCAGCATATGCACCATTATCATCTTCATATAAATCTTCAACTGTTTCTTTTTTTCTAAATAAACGATAACGACCTGGTTCTATAACTCTTACCTGATCATAAATTTTCTCACCAAACTCACCATCGGCTAATACTGCTTTTTCTGCAATTCTTACTTGTATTAAATTTCCGTAATTAGATTCTCTATCTAATCGCCAACCATAAATATTATTAGGATTTATCTCAATCCAATAAGGTCTACGATTCTGTTGTCTTTCTTCAGCAAGACTTAACGCACCAGAAGGTGCAGGATAATCTACAAGAATATGACTTTGACCATAAGTAAGAGAACACATCAATAATCTTCTTGCATATTCATCTAAATCTGATTTACAACCATCAACATCCATCTTGAACATCTCAGTCCAATATGGATCTCCAGTTAAAGTTATTGGTTTTCTCAGAACTAAACCTGTAGCTGCTCTTATTAATCTTTGAGTAAAAGGACTAAATACTGCTCTATTTACTCTTGCAAGGTAAGCATCATAATCTTCTCTTGGTTCTAATGGTAAAAATGCTTCACTATTTTCTCTTAAATATTCTGTTCCTTCACTAACAGCTTTCATTATTTCCCATCCCTTTATCATGTCTAAAACTGCTCTGGTTCTAGTAAAAGGACTATCGCTACCACCTAAATAAGAACTGGCAGTAATACTTGTTTTAATGTTGCCTGGTAATGCATAAGTCATGTCAACACCTCCATCGTTTTAAGGCTAACGCTTTTCTTGTAGGTCTGCCTTTTTTATCTTTCAAAGGCCCAGGCATTCCACTCATTCTCGCACAAAACGATTTCCTTCTTGATTTTTCTTTTGGTGTTAAATTTTTCTTTTTAGTAACAGGTGCTTTTAAGTTACTCCCAGTAGCAGCATTATATTTTTTTCGGCCTTTAGCAGTTAGTCCACCTTTCTTAGACTTTTCGCCTCTTCCAACTGATAAACTGACTCCTTTTTTACGTGGCATTATTTTCCTACCTTTGCCTGTGCTTTTTTATGGGCTTGAGTAAATGAATCTCCTGCTCTCATACGTCTTTTCATAAATTCCATGTGTTTTTGAGAATGATGAACAGAATGCTCTTTAAGTTTGTTTTTTTGAGAAGAAGTAAGTTTCATTTTACTTAGATAACTCTATGTTACAGCTTTACTTAAAATTTTACACTCATTTCTTTTTCTTTTTTGGCTTGGTTTTCTTTTTCTTACTTTTTTTGACACTTGCGATGTAACCCTGACATCGACTCATTGCAGCAGATTTAGTCATTTTTTCTTTTTAGTGGTTTTTTTACGTCTATGTTGGTATGTTATCTTCTTGCTGCCAGTTTTTTCACGTTTAAACCTCTCTTTCTCACTTTTTGACATCTCCCCTACAGTCTTAGGTGTCTTACTTGATACACGTTTTTTAGGCCTACAAGCAGGATAAGCTCTATCTTCACCTTTGGAACGACCACAAGGTTTTCCGGTTTTTACATCAACCCAATTTTCCTTAAACCAACGTGTCAAACCACCTTTGGCTCTAGGACTTGTACTACTTTTTCTTTTTTGTGGCACGTTTTTTCTCCACTCGGTAAGTTCCACCACGCTTTTTATACTCTCGGACTAACCAAGCATTAGCGTAGGCAGAAGGATAAACAGCAAACTTACGTTTTGCTTCTGATTTTACTCTAGAGTATAAAGCTTTATTTACAGGTACATTCGCCACGTTTTTTACCTCCTTTCTTCTTTTTTTTCTTTTTTGTTGTGGATTTCATTGACCCACCATAACCATAAGCCATAAGAAAGAAGTATCTTAGTAAATTCTAAACGAAGTCTGTCCTAATGTCTCTGGTTTCGCTAAATTAAATTGCTGCAAACATAAATAACCAAAAGCATCAAACGCATGATCAACCCCCAGGTGTTTATTAGGCATCCCTGTATTTGGAGCGTATGTTAGAGTTCTTAACGCTTTTATCAATTCTTTACATCGAGGATGGATAAATGTTCGCTGGTTTCCATCAGCATCTAACAAAGCAGTATTTACAGCAGTTATCTTATCTCTGATCTTCCAGGCAGATTTTGGTGCCATTACTGTAAGTCCATTTCTTCTTAAGATCGTATGATCTGTAACACCTACCCCACTTGTCTTCCTTGCATTACCCGTAGGGTCAGGACACGCAATTACTCTTCGATCTACTCCATATCTTCTCGTAACCTCCTCCGCAAAATCCCAAGTTGTTGCCCCACCCGTCAACATAATCTCATCAAAAACATAAAGACAATCATTATGTTTTACCGCACAAACTCCTGCCATCGGATCTACGTTAAAGTCTAGTCCAATTAACAAAGGCAACATATGTAGATCTTGTACTTCCTTATCAATATTGTTATCGCTAAAACTAACAGCGACTAAACCAGTAAGATTTTCAAAACTAGCTTCAAATTCCTGTCTAAATGTTCTTGCATCTAATTGACCTCTAGCTGCTTCTACCTCTTCAGCCTTTACATTTCCCCCTTGAATAGTAGTAAAACTCCATCGAGTCCAATCATCCCTCTCAGTTTCTCCGCAAAAACACCACATATCATAAAACCAACTAGCAGTTCCATCTGGTGTACTAATAAATAATGCCCATCCCTGTTTATCCGCTAAAGCTGGTCTTATAACTTCTGCCCATACGTCTTTATCCATAAATGCAGCTTCATCCAAAACAACCCCTGCTAAACTTCTACCCCTCAATGCCATCGCATTTTCTGTTCCCTTCAACTCAATACTTGATCCATTAATCAGATCTAATCTCAAATCAGTCTCATTTTTAGCCTTGACCCACACCTTCGGCACTAATTTCTTTAATTCCTTCCATGCAATGTCTTTTGCCATTCGATATGTCGGTGCACAATAGAAATAAACCTCCCCTGGTCTATTAATCGCACCACGAAGTAACTCGATACAAGCTAAATATGATTTCCCAAACCTTCGCCCTGCTACTAAGACTCTAAATCTTTTTTCTGAATTAAACACCTGCCCCTGTGCATGCCTTAGTGTTATTGGCTCGGTTTTTGGCCCCATATGCGTGTTCGTTAATTCATTTGAAAGGTTATAAAGCGATTTAATTGAATTAATTTGTGAATAATTGCTCGTTTTTAACTCCATACACTAAAAAATAACAAATTTTTTCAACTAATACCCCCTAGTTATAGCCTAAATTGCAATTTCTAGGTTATCATTCAGTTATTAACCTATCTGATTGAGTCCGTGGCTGAATCTATTTTATCTGGTTTCGTTCCAGAAGATTTTAAAGAACAACAAGCAAAGCAGAAGAGAAGAGCTAAGTTTGCTCCTAATACTCAAGAGCATATCCAGGCTAGAAGTCAGCGTTTATATTCTAGACAGTTAGATGGTAAGACAACCAGACAGCTAGTTTTGGAGCATGCAAAGATTGAAGGCATTGGAGAAACTTCTGCTTGGAACGATTGGAATAGAGTTAAGAAATGGAATAACGAAGATTGGGAAAAAGATAGAGATAATATGCTTCCAAGACTTCAAGCGATGAGAGTGAGATTATTTAATAAAGCTGTTTCAAAAGGTCAATTACAAACAGCAGCACAAATATTAGATTCTTTAGGCAAAGTTATTGGTGAGTCTGTAGAGACAGTCAATATTCAAGCACCTCAACTGTCCATAAAAGTAGAACAACAGTAGTACATACTTATTAGTAACAAAGATTTGGGATATGTATTTAAGGTACCCGAACTGGCTATATAGTTAGTAACATTTGATACACTACCCCCTATCATATGATATGTAACATTTGATCTATTATGATGTCATAATTGATCTATTAATATGTCACATTTGAGTTGACTATGCTGCCGTAGTGTTGTTATAATTAATACATAGAGAGGGAGAAATCCCACCTCGAAACTTGAAAAACAAATAATTTATTTTCTCCCTATCGGGATGTCATTTGCGACTTGTTCGCTCCTACCATTTGTGATCTCTGAAACTCTCCAATAAGTTTCTTGGCTTGGTAGGAACTGAGGCCACGGGAGAATCTAAAAATTATTTCATAACCTGATTTCCTTTTATCTCTTAGCTGTTGCACTCATGCTGAACCAGAGAGAACACAGGAGCTTAAATCTTCGGATTAGCTTTCTTTCTTTCCTTAACCGCACTCAGAGGCACTACAACAGCTAACAGA